AGATTCATCTAAACTAATTTATTCTCCAGCCAAAACTATTAACGACATGGTCGACGTAGCAACAAAACTTATGGAAGCAGATGTAGATTTAATTGTAGTAGATTCAATTTCTGCATTGCTACCAGCCATCTACTTTGAGAAAGATGGAAATGAATTAAAAGATTTGCAGGATACTAAGCAAATCGGCGCTGAAGCAAAGGATATGACTCACGCAGTCAAAATGTTAAATTATGCAAACAAAAATACACTACTTGTTCTCATCTCACAACAACGAAATCAATTTGGATCTATGCATGCTTCGCACATCCCCACGGGCGGAATGGCTGTCAAGTTCTTCTCTACAACCGTCATTAAGTTATGGTCGTCTGAAGCTGAGGCTAATGCTATTAAAGCTGGCGTTAAAGTTGGCGACAAAATTATCGAACAAAGAGTCGGAAGACCAGTTAACTGGATTGTTGATTACAGTAAAGTCTCACCCCCTAATCTTTCAGGGCAGTACGACTTCTACTATCAAGGAGAGGCTCTTGGTGTAGATCATGTCGGAGAAACACTTGATGTTGCAGAAATGTGTGGGCTCGTGGAAAAAGGTGGTGCTTGGTACACCGTGGATGGGGAACGGATCCAGGGACGTGCTAAAGCGGTGCAATACCTTCGTGATAACCCAGAAGTAGTTGATAAGTTGTCAGGAGAAATTAATGCCAGATCTTAATGAATTTATTGGCCCAAAACCAGAAAAGATTCACACTGCAGAATTAGAAAAAATTGGTGGCAATAAGCCATGTGCCAAATGCGAAAAAGATTCTGATGAGACTTATTGGGATGCAGTAAATCTTATTATGTATTGGACCTGCCCAGATGGACATAAAAATACTTTTAAGGTTAACTAATGTCAGAAAGGTCTGAGGCAAAACGTGACGGGGCAAAGCAACATAAAAATAGCGGACGTGGTGATTATCAAAAGGGTGATGCACAATGGAGAGATTTCGTGGTGGATTATAAAGAGTACGAAAAATCAATCTCTATTTCGCAAGATATTTGGGCTAAGATTTGTACAGACACTTTTAAAGTCAGTCGGGATAAGTATCCAATACTCAAACTCATCCTTGGCAGAGATGGTAGCAAGACACGCCTAGCAGTAATCGAATGGTCATTGCTAGAACAATTAGTTGAGGAGTGGGAAAAAAGAGATGTCTAGTGGTAAAAGAAATAACAAGCATCCATTTAATTCAACGCAAATTAAAAATGGAAGAATAGTCAGGCTTAGAAAAGACGGAACCGTAAAGGCAGACTTAGGCCCTTACAAGGTAAATCATAAAAAGGTAAAAGCATGAAAGAAATATTTATGACAACAATTACTGGCGCAGGAGTAGGTGCAGTGTTTGCATTATTTAAACTTCCAGTTCCAGCACCCCCAGTTTTTGCTGGAGTTATGGGAATAGTTGGATTATGGATAGGCTACATGTTAGTAGGTAAAGCTCTATGATTCAATTCTTATTTGGATTAATGCTAGGTTTTATTATTGGATACCCCATGGGACTTTGGGCAATAGATTATACAAGGAGATTTAATGAGCGACAAAAACACTCTAGAACTAATAAGTGATATAACTGAATTTAATGATCTTCATGAATTTATGAAGGATGAGCAGTTAGATAAAGCATTGGCTATTGTCGTTAAATTACTTATGAATCCTGATGTGCCCGCATCAAAGGCTCCTAATTTGATTATAGAATTGCAAGCTATGTCAACCAAGTTTTCTATGCTTGCAGCAGTATATTCTACTATTGCTAAAGATAAAGCAGGAACTGCTAATAACAATAAGAAGAATGTATACTATTCAGCAAAGGAGTCAATCGATAAACTTGTGGATGCCCTCAAGTATGTCGTAAGATACAATGGCTAGAGAGATAGTTAAAAACCTTAAATTTAAAAAACACGAAGGCAACTTCGATATAAAAGAATTTGCTAATATGCTTAACGACGCCTACCTTGCAACAAAACGGGCAGACGGAGATATGCAAAAGTATTCATTTAGTCCAAGTAGTTTTGGATATGGTCAAGGTAACTGCCCACGATATTGGTATATGGCATTTAGCGGTGCTTACTTTATTGATAATAATGACGCACAGGCTGTTGCAAATATGGCACATGGAACTCAGGCCCATGAAAGAATTCAAGGCATGATTGAAAAGATGGGCGGACCAGTAACGGATGTTGAAACAGAAATAGAGATTAAAAACGAATATCCACCTATTCGTGGCTTCATAGATCTTGTATTTAAATGGGACAATCATCCAGTTATAGGCGAAATTAAAACTGCTAAGCAAGAGGTATGGGATACAAGGCAGGCAGAGATGTCCCCATCTGCAAACCATTTGCTACAACTTTTAACTTATATGAAGCTAAAACAAATTGATGAAGCATTCTTCCTGTATGAAAATAAAAATACCCAAGAACTACTTTTAATCCCAGTTCAAATGACTGCTAGAAACAAAGAGATCATAGAAGGACTATTCTTGTGGCTATGCGAAGTGTATGATAATTTTAAGAACGGCGATATCCCAATGAGACCATTTCTTAAAACTTCTTATGCTTGTAAAAGTTGTCCAGTAAAGAAAGAATGCTGGGCAGGAGAAACTGGTACAGTTCAAATTGAAGCCTATGAGGTTCCAAAACTGTGATATGCGCCAATAAAGAATGCGCTAAAGAGTTTGAGCCAAAGACTCATAATCAAAAATATTGTACAGATGAATGCTGCCGTGTTGCAACAAATAGACGCATTATGGAAAAGTATTATGAAAAGAAGGCGATACGAAATGGTGCTAAACGAGGCTGTAAAAAATGTGGTGCTCAATTAAGCAGATACAATGAATCTAATCTATGTTCATCCTGCAACAAGGCAGTAAATGAACAATACAGAAATAAATTGTTGGGGATGATAAATGAAATTAGCTGAGTTAGTTAAAACTAAAGCCAACAAAGTTTTAGGCATAGATGCTTCTACTAATTCAGTAGCATTTTGTTTAATGGAAGGCGATAAGCCTTTACGTTGGGGCAAAATAGAATTTACTGGATCTGATATATACGAAAAAATATATGATGCTAAGGTTAAAATGCATGCCATGCTCACGCAACTTGAATCAGATTATATTGTTATTGAGGGTGCAGTGTTTGTCAAATCTGCCGATGCCGTGATAAAATTATCTTATGTCTACGGTGTCATCATTGCTGAGCTTATGTCTACTGGTGCTAGTGTTATCACTATATCTCCTACATCTTGGCAAGCACATATTGGAAATAAAAACCCAACAAAGCTGGAGAAAGACAAACTTAGGTTTGAAAATCCAGGACACACTGACTCTTGGTACAAAGCAAAAATGCGGGAGATCAGGAAGCAAAGGACTGTAGATTACTTTAATAATAAGTATAATTTACAGTTAGATGATTTTGACGTTGCAGATGCATTCGGCATTGCACATTATTCAAACACGGTGTTAACAGAACGATGAAACTATACCAAAGCCAAACATGGCTATACCGCAGATATGTTGTGCAGAAAAAGAATGTTACAGAAATTGCAGCAGAGTGTGGGGTATCTGCTATGACAATTCAACGATACCTTGAGAAATTTGGGATGATTAGAAAATGAAAAGTTTTTGGGAAAGTCTTAATGCTGCAAATGCAGGAGATGCAATCCTGACAGGATATACTGGATCATTTAAAGATATGCCAGTATACGAAGAGGTAATTGATTTGGCAAAGGGTCAACCCCATAGCCATCAATACGCATTAGATTTTGGATGCGGGGTTGGAAGAAATTCAGTTGCCCTTGCTAAGAGCTATGTAAATGTAATAGGATTTGATCTTCCTAATATGATAGATTTAGTTCCACAAGAAAATAAGGCGGATAATATTATATATACATCTAACTGGAACAAGATAAAAACAATTCCATTTGACATGGTATTGGCCAGTTTAGTATTTCAACATATTCACGATGATGAGCTAAATAAATATTTATCTGAATTTAATACAGATAAATTGGTACTGCATAGCAGAACTTGGATAGATGATACTGGTACAAAGGTATTGACAATTGTTGAACAATATTTTAATATAGAGTCTATTGCCTATACCAAAGACCCAAATGGAAATGAAAGCGATCATTTCTTGGCCCTATTAAGGAGTAAAAATGCTTGAGCCAGTATTTGAAGATGTTGGAGAATTTCGCTGTGAGGACTTATATTTACTTACAGTAGGCACAGAAGCAGGAAAAGAAATTTGGACAACCTGCCACGAAATTGCCCATATGCTTGTTAAAAAGAATATCGCTTATGGTAACTCAGCCCTTGATCCTGTTCGTATATTTTCAAAGGCGGGACCAAGAGAACAACTCCATGTAAGAATTGATGATAAATTAAATAGGCTTATGAAGGGTACAGAATATCCAGGAGATAATGATATTGATGACCTAATTGGATATTTAGTTCTACTCAAAATAGCCAAATCTCAATCCTAGTCAACTAAAACATGGTATAATTTAGGTCTATGGAAATTGAATTAGCTGATCATTTTGATCGCATGAATAAAGTTGTTGAAGAATTACTCAAGGGTAACAACCCTACTCAGATTGCCGCTGTAACGGGTTTTAAACGGGCAGAGGTTATAGAGTATATAGATGAGTGGAAACAGGTCGTCAGAAGCGATTCTGGGGCTCGTGAGAGGGCTAAGGAAGCCATCTCTGGGGCAGACCAACACTACGCTATGCTTATTAAAGAGGCTTGGAAGACCGTAGAGGATGCAGACCAAGCGGGCCAATTAAATATAAAAGCTACGGCCTTAAAGCTTATTGCAGACATTGAAGGCAAACGCATAGGCATGCTTCAGGAAGTTGGTTTGTTAGACAACGCAGAACTTGCAACACAGTTGGCGGAAACCGAACGGAAGCAAGACATCCTTGTGAAGATTTTAAAAGAAGTTACCGCATCATGCCCAAAGTGTAAAATGGATGTTGCAAAACGTTTATCCCAAATAACTGGGATAGTCGAACCAGTTGAAATAATTGAGGAAGTTAGTGGATCTTAATTTTAATGATCTTATCGATATCCTCGACGGAGAGGAATTTGATGAAAGACCAGTCGATTTACGAACATTTGTTACAAGTCCAGATTACCTCGGCCTACCTCCGCTTTCGGAGTACCAGTATACACTCATTGAGAAGGGCAGCCAGATCTACAAAGAATCTACCCTTATAAAATTATTTGGGGAAGAAGAAGGAACTCGTAGATTTAAACAAACCTGTACAGAAATTATTGCTCAATTAGGTAAGGGTTCTGGAAAAGATTATACATCTACAATATCAGTTTCTTATATGGTATATCTATTATTGTGTTTAAAAGATCCTGCTACATATTACGGTAAGCCACCTGGAGATACAATTGATATTATCAATATTGCTGTTAACGCACAGCAAGCCAACAATGTTTTTTTTAAAGGACTTAAAACACGTATAGATAGGTCTCCGTGGTTTATAGGAAAGTATGATCCTAAAGCTTCCGAAATAAGATTTGATAAAAATGTAAACGTATATTCTGGTCACTCAGAAAGAGAAGCATTCGAAGGTTATAACGTTATCGCCGTAATCCTTGACGAGATCTCAGGTTTTGCCACAGAAAATACAACAGGTCATGATCAGGCTAAGACTGCTGATGCTATATATGATATGTATCGTG